AGGATACCAAGAGCCGCATGATTAAGAAGTACCAAGAGTTGCTGCAGGAACTGTTCAACGCTCAGACGGACTTCAAGACCGCCAAGTTACAGAAGGACATGGAAGAAAAACTCAAACGTCTTGCGGACGAGGTTTCCCGTTCGCAAGCGGCCAAGGAGTTCTTTGGCAAGGTATTCGAGCAGACGGGCGATTACGATATGTCGGTACGTCTTACAGCCAGCGTGTACAACGAGAGCGGTGCGGACTTGAAAAAGAAGATGGTGGAGCAGATTACGGCCCTCTTCGGTGACGTAGACATCAGTTCGGCTATCGACACGGGTACGATGGATATTGACTACAAGGCACTTAGAAAACTCTATAACGAAAACCTTGACAATATCCTCGAGAATAACCGCCAAGCCGCAGACCGTTTCATCCAAGACGGGGAAAAGGCATCCATGAACCTTATCCAGCAGTGGCTCAAAGACCTGCAGAAGGCAAAGACGTACTCGCAGCAGCGAATCGAACTTGCCCAAGAAACGCAGCGCAGGATTGCCGAGATTCAAGCCGACAAGAGTTTGTCCGCGGATGACAAGAACAAGTTGATTACGGGCTATCAGAACAGAGAGGCGAGAGAGGCTGCCAAGTTGCAGTACAACGCCTTTAAGGATTCACCCCTTTACGTGCAGATGTTCGATGACTTGGATAACACCAGCAAGAAGGTGCTCATTACCATGCGCAACCGTCTGAAAGCCCTCGGCACGGAACTCAAAGACCTTGACCCGACACAACTCAAGGAGATGCAGTCCCGTATCAACGAGATTGACGAGCAACTTGTCAAGCGCAACCCATTCTCGGAACTTGTCAAGGGAATGAAAGAATGGAAGAAGATGAAAAAGAGCGGTGATTCGGCAGGCAGCAAGTCAGAATCCGAGGCGGAGAAAGAGTTGCTGGACGCTACCGAAGAACGGATTAAAAAGGAGAAGGCTTTGAATGACGTACTCAAGGACGAGAAGGCGTCCAAGGACGATATTGCCAAGGCGCAGCAGGAGTTTGATGACGCACTTGCCGACGAGGAATCCAAGCAGAAAGCCGTGGATAACTGGAAGCAGGTGAAAGACCAAATCAAGAAGGGTGCGGAGGAAATCCTCACTGTCATGCAGTCTTTCTCGGACATCGCCAACGGCATCGCCGACCTTTCCGAGTATTTCGGTGCGGATGAAGAGGACGTGCAGTACTGGCGTGACATAGCCGACAGTATCGGCAAAATCACCTCGGGTATTGACGGAATCCTGCAGTCTGCCATGAGCGGCAACATTACGGGGGTTATATCCAGTGCCATTACCGCCATACCGAACCTTGTCATGGGCTTTGGCGACCTCTTTTCGGGAGCCGCAGGCAAGGTCAAGCGTGCCAACAAGGAAATCAAAAAGCAGCAGAAACTGCTTGACCAACTCGAGTACGCTTACAGCCGCCTTGAGGTAGCCATTGAAAACGCTTACGGTGCGAACTATATATCTGACTACAACCAGCAGATTGACAACCTCAAGGCGCAGCAGCAGGCTTACCTCAAGCAGGCCGAGGCGGAAGAGAGCAAGGGCAAGAAGAAGGACAAGGACAAGATAGAGGAATACAAGCAAGCCGCCCAAGAGGTTGCCGACCAAATAGAGGATATGAAGTCGCAAATCTCCGAGCAGATGCTTGGTTCCAGCATCACGTCCGCAGCGCAGGAGTTTGCGCAGGCTTGGCTGGACGCCTATAAGGAGTTTTCCAACACTACGGATGCAATGAAGGAGAAGTTTCAAGACATGATTGAGAACATGATTGCCAACAACGTGATTGCAACGGTCATGGAGAAATCCCTGCAGGGCGTGTACGACATGATTAACAACATGGACGAGAGCGACTTTTACAACACCTCGTTTTGGCAGAAACTCGCGCAAGAGGCTCAGACCGCATCCGAGGCCGCTAACAACGGAGCGACCACGCTTATGAAGTTCCTCGAGGCGGCGGGAATATCCGTGCGTGACACCACGAGTGACCTCACGGGTATCTCACGTGACATCGCCACGGCCAGCGAGGAAAGCATCAACGGCTTGGCGGCAGGCATCAACACGCAGAATTACTATATCTCGCAGATATACGCTTTTGTGAAGATGATTGCCGAGGGAGGTGCTGGCAGTGCCGTATCGGGTACGGAAACGCCCACGATTGCCGACCTTGTGACGATTATGAACACGCACCTTGCCTACCTGCCAAGCATCGCTCAGAACACGCTGGATACGGTGGAGCGTTGCGAGAGGGCTGCTACGGCCTGCGAGGGCATAGCCAAGAGCGTAAGCCGGGTGATTTCCGCAAAGGGCAGCAAGGCGGCTTACGTTATCAACACACAGATTGTCTAACAAGTAGGGAGGGCTTATCCCTCCATACATAACTTTTTTATACATGAAAGCAAGCAATGGTATCAAAGATTTCATCAAGCGTTACGAGGGCTGCAAACTGACCTCGTATAAGGATTCGGTGGGGGTGCTCACCATCGGTTACGGGCACACTGGTTCGGACGTGAAGGCTGGACGGACGATTACGCAGGCAGAGGCTAACAACTTGTTTGACAAGGACATCGCAGCCTTTGAGGGACAATTAAATTCCCTGCTCGTGGGAACCCAAGTAAGTCAAAACCAGTTTGACGCCTTGTTGTCATTCTCGTTCAATCTCGGCATCGGGAAACTCAAGACGTCCACGCTCTTCAAGAAGGTGAAGTCCAACCCCAGTGACGAGAGTATTGGCAACGAGTTCAGACGGTGGGTTTATGCGGGCGGCAAGGTCTTGTCGGGCCTTGTGCGCAGACGTGACGAAGAGGCGAAGTGGTATTTCAAATCCTGACACCATGAAAGCCCTCGTCTATATCCTGCTGGCATTGCTTATGACGGCGTGCCACAGCACCAAGTACGTGACCGTACCCGAGTATCACACGGACAGCGTTTACGTGTCGCAAATCAAGGCTGACACACTTTTGGAGCATGACAGCGTATTTGTGTTGGTCAAGGGTGATACCGTCTACAAGGAGCGTGTAAAAACCGTGTACAAGGCAAAAGTTGTGCATGACAGCGTATTCTTGGAGATGGTGGATTCCGTTTCCTATCCCGTAGAGGTTTACGTGGAAAAGAAACTCACTCTTTGGCAAAGCGTTAAGGTTAAGTTTGGCGGATATGCCATGTTCTTTCTCGCAGCGATTGCCGCCATAGCGTTTTTTTTGTGGAAAAAGAAGAAAAACGCAAACAGTATGCAAAAAACGCAGTAATTTTTGCGAGAGTTTGTTTTTAATTTACTATATTTGCGAAAACCTTAGAGGCTTGCGCCTCACGGTTCTTTTTTAAAAGGGTTTAGGAAGATGGGAAATTTAATCGACAAAGACAAGCAAACGGGCCTTCAAGAAACGCTTATGCACGAGGCTCGTGTGAAGGGAATTTGTATTGACGGTTTCAAAGAGATGCGGAACCTTCAAGACAAGTCCCGTCTTGTCGGTTATTACATGAAAACACTGGATTGGTCGCTGGAGCGTGATTTTCCCACTCTTGCGTTTTTGAGAGAGAATTTCAAAGACCAAGAGGGGAACGGCGTGTATATCGACAAGAAATTTCATGGGGAGGAGTTTTCCTCCCTGCAGGCTTATGTATTCCATTCCTGCAGCGGTGTTATCAAAGTGGCTATGGACTACAAGAACGCTGTCATTCCCATGCTTTACTTTGCCAACGACTGCCACATGACCGTGATTTGCGAGCAGGAAAACCTGCGGCCTATCCGTGTCCCCCTTTATGTGTACGGCGATAACACCGTTGTTGCTACGGATAACGACAATGTGGCGTTTATTGTTTACAAAGAAGAAAGGAAGATGTGATTATGACATGGGATATGCTACTTGCAGTAATCGGTGCGTTGGGCGGACTGGAACTTGTGAAGTTCATCGTGTACCGCAGGCAGAACGCAAGGGTGGAAGAGGCGAAAGCCGATGACGCCGAGTTGGACGTGCTTATCAAGCACCAAGAGTTTTCGGACAAGCAACTGGCCGAGAAGGACAGACAGATTAAGGACTGGGAGGAACGCTACGGTGACCAAACGGAACGGCTCAGGAGCACGCAGGACGAACTCATTCAGACGCAGAAGCAACTCGGGGCGATGAAACTCAAGTACCAGCACGCACACCTTTGGGAGTGCCAACTGGGTGATTGCAGGAAACGTGTTCCGTCAAACCCTTTGCTGTGGGGGGCTAAATACACCCCCATAGAAGATAACGAGCAGGAATAAAAATTAAAAGATATGATACACGTAGGATTGCAGATAGGTGAAGGCGACAGAGTGGATACGTTCGATGTTTACGGACTTGTCTACATCAAGTCAGACACCCGTTATTCCGCACCCATCAAGGCCCACGAAACGACCGTTTATGCCGAGCAGGAGGGCGAGAATATAGACCCTCGCACGGTAGATGACGCTTTCGACTATACGGTGGAGTTCGTGGTGGAGGCGAAGAACGGGGATGTGGATAACGCCAACGCAAAAATCAAAACCTTCAACGACCTGCTGTACACTCGTTCGGGTGACGTGAAAACCTTCAAGCAAGTGGTGTTCTACAACTACCACAAGAAACACAAGATTGTCGGCTATCCCGAACCCATACAAGAGGCTACGAACGATGATTTCTTTATCCACGACAAGGTGAAGTATGATTGGTGTAAGGTTGAGTGGAAAATAAGGGTCGCTAAGCCAAGCGAATGTGATTTTTCATTAGACACGAGTAAGATATGATTAAGGATATTAAAGAACTGAACTTTCCCGAGTACGCCACACTTTCCGAGGCTACGGTAACTCTCTCGGAGATGGGCGACAAGACTATCGAGAGCACCTTGAAGATAGATGGCTCGGTAGCCCCCGACTTTTCGTTTGACTGGGAGGTTGAGTTCAAGGGTGAGAAATACATCCACCCGCTGAGAAGTCCGCAGGCTGCGAAGGAAAACACGTCATTCTCGTCCACGGTAGACCTTACGTTCTATCACTGGGCCATTTACCAACTCAAAAGATATTATTTTGTCGAACTGACAAGCATTGAATCGGGCACGGCCATTGCAGACAAGTTCATCGCATCCGTATCGCTTAACTTGGGCGACTTTATCACGTTGCTTGGCAGGGTGATTGAGTATTGGTGCGGTGACAAAATCCGTGTGAAACTGAATCCTGCGTATTCCTATGCGGTGGAGCCTACGACCATATCCATCAGTTACACGTACATTTGGGACTTGTTGCAGAAGGTCTACGAATACTACGGCTGTCGCTGGCAGATAGACGCAGACGAGGACGAGGATGGAGTGTACGTCATCAGTTTCGGCTACGAAACCGAGGAAATCAGCCACGTATTCAAGTACGGCTTTGATGGCGGTCTTTTGAAGGTGGAGCGTTCCGTGCAGAGCAGCGACATCAAGAACATCCTCTTGGGCCGTGGCGGTGAAACGAACCTGCCGTACAGATACTTCAAGGACACCGATGCGGATAACCCGTCATTCAAGGCAGACCCCGACTGGATTCCCGAACTGGCGAACATCTATTTCTCCGAGTTGCGTGGCAAGTCCTTCCGTGACTACGTGCGAGGCTGGAAGGCCAAGCACTACAACGGCACGGACTATACGGACAAGACGGATGCCTACATGAAAGGCTATACGGACGAGAAGTTCAATCCTATCGAGTACGTCAAGTGCCAAGAGAGCATCGACAAATACGGTGAGTTTTGGGGCGGACTGGATAGCAACGAGGATATTTACCCGACCATACAAGGCATCATCGTAAATCCCTACGGTAGAGTGGACGAGGTGGTGGACGTGGAGCAAGTGACTACGGATGAGATTGTAGATACCGACAACAGTTCCGAAACGGAGGAATTGGATGACGTGCGTATGGATTCCTATGTCACGATGGAGAAAGACGCTTACCATACCTTTACGCTGCCTCGCATCAGTTTCTCGGTAGAAGAGGACAAGATGGCGACCGTATCGTCAGGCACAGTGCGTGTGGTGGTCATCTCGGCGGATAACAGCAGTAACTTTACCGCAGGATATGTAGCCGAATCCCCCGTATTGACGGTGTACAAACTCTCCGACAGCGAAGATTACGTAAAGGTGAACGCTGGCTCCTTGTCGGCAGGAGATTATCAACTCGAATATTCGGTACGTGTGCAGAACACCTCGACAGCCACAGCGAAAGTGCTTGTGGGTATCAAGGATATTGTCGCAACCCTCAGTTCGGATGACCCGACCAAGTGGACGAACGTGTTTGACATTTGGGTAAAGAACATTTGGGGAACCACCCAGCAACTGAACGAGAGCGACACGGAATACGCAGATAGGGTATGGAATGAGATTATAGGCGACCGCTGGGGTAACGAGGCGAAGATTATCTTCTCTTCGGGCTGGCTGGCCACGAGCGAGGATTACGAATTCACCATCTTGAAGGTTTACCACGACACGAGCCACGAGTACAACGGTGTGAAGTCTGAATGGAGAATCACGCTAGCAAAGAGTGACGCAGACTACGACAGCCTCGGACTTTATGTGCCCAGCACGATGCGGCAGGGTTCCGCAGGGGATTTCTTCTTTTTTACGGGCATTGATATGCCTCACCAATACGTACTTTGGGCAGAAGAGAAACTGGATAACTACAAGAACGAGGAACTTCACGAGATTTGCGACATCACACCCACTTGGAACGTAACCCTTGACAAGATACGGGTAGACCAAGAAGAGGAAGATGGTAAGCGCATCATAGACGCTATCGGTATCGGAAAGTCCATCCGACTGACCGACAGCCGTTTTATCGCCACGGAAGAGGATTTGTTCATTCAGACCGTGACGTACACCTATTCGGACGCTTTACTGCCCGATGTGGAGATTACCCTTGCGGATGATTACGTGACTGTAAGCAATCCCGTTTCGACCATACAAGCGGATGTGGAAGAGTTGAAAACTGCGGTGGCAGGTTCGACGACAGATATAGACGCTGCGATACAGAAAATAGCCAACAAGAAGTATTTACGAAAGGATTCGTCTGATACATCCGCAGGCAGGATAGCCGCAAAAAAAGGGTTTGAAACGGATGGGTTTGTAAAGTCTATGTACGCTGGCAAAGGTTTCGGAGTGGATGCTAACGGAAATCTCGAAACAGAATCCATCCGAGTACGCTCAAGAGCCGAATTCCTCGAAATGATAGTAAACCGATTGGAGGCTATCGAAGGGGATAAGGTAACAACCGAGAGTGACACAATAGACACGGTGGAAGATTTGGGCGACAACTGTTACGGTTTGCACCTCCGTTCTAAATGGGACGGGTATTTTACCGCACAAGCCGAAAATAACGTCATAAAGGGGATTATAAATACGCTTGCCGCGGGAAGTGGGACTTACTATACATCTTGGATGCGTGTAAACTCAGTAAACGCAGCGGCCAATTACATAGAGGTAAGTCTGTATCCTGATGATGAGGTTCCTGCGGGGAAGAATTTCCCACCTTGCGCAACCATGACTATCGCAAGATGGGGAAATCAGACCGACAAGACCCGTCAGAGCTGCTTGTACCTTGACTCCACAACGGGCAGGTTCTGCAAGTTGCGTGGCGTAACAAAGCCCATTCTTGAGGATTACAACTACGGTTCGACACAAGGGACTATTCCTGACTGGCTTGAGGATGATATTCGTATAGATCCCGACAAGGACTACGTATATGCAATGGGAGTTATCTGTCAAAGCATTATCAAGGTCAATTACAAGGGAGAACCAGTGGCCGAAATCAAGGACGCAGGCGTTTGGACGCAGGAAAACGCAGATGCAGGAATGTATCACAACAACTCCATCAACGATGACGGAGAATATGAAATAACGGACGCTTGGCTCAACGGTTGCCGCTGGAGGTGTATGAAGGATAAGACCACGAATCCTCCAGCGTGGAACTCGACAGATTGGGCGTTCGTGGAGGGAAATCCTGAATTTACCGTTTCGTTCTTGGAACCTGAGCAACTGTACAATTTGGACGATTTCAGAATGACGCTTACCGTGGTGGCGAAGTTGTATAACTTTGATGTGACGGATGACATTCTAACAGATGATATAGAGTGGACGAGATATTCCGAAGATGCGAATGGAGTTGAGCGTGTAGAAAGCGATAATCTTTGGGCACTCAATCACGCAGGTGTAGGAAAATCCATCTCGCTCACGTATGACGATTTGGATGCGGACACATCTTCGGGATTTCCCAAAAAGATACGTTTCAAGGCAACCGTAACACTGCGTGACGGCATGGGTGAGCCGAAGGCTGCGGACGAGGCGTCAATGGAATATAGTTACTGATAATAAAAAAATAGGATATATGATTAACAAGAGTTTTTTATTCAACCTTACCCCGCTTTCGATAGCGAACGGCATCATGTTGAGCGGCACGGTTCCCGATGAGCAGAATTACTCGAACTATACTGGCGAGTATATTCCCGACTACTCGGTAACGCCCGTCCTTCTCTTGCCGTGGGTAAACATCCGCGACAAGGATAACCGCCTTGTTTCGGGTGGTGCGAACTCAAAACTGACGAATATCAAGTGGGTTGAGATTGTAGGAGATACGGAAACGGTGATTACTACGGGTACGGATTACGAGGTGGTCACTTCGGGTGCTAACGCAGGATTGCTGCGTGTCAAGAAAAATATCACACCCGATACTACTGTCACACTCAAATTCTCGGCTACCTATGTGGATGATATGATGAAACAGACGTTCTACATACAAGACAGTTATCTGCTTTCATGTTATTCCGCATCAAAGAGCGTCCCGAGTTTGTCGCTCGGCATTGCGGATTCGAGCGTGTACAATCCTCTCAGTGACGCCGATACAGTCGCTATCGCCGCCACGCTTTACGTAGGGAATGACGGGGAGGTTCCTACAAAGAACAGAGAATTTGTATGGGATGTTTCACGTGACGGAACGACATTCCACGACATAGGTAGCACGAACCTTGACTACTATATATCACTCAACTCGGAAAAGACGGTTTGTACGCTTGACCGCAGTCTTATGGGTAACAAAGTGTTTATCCGCTGCAGGGCTAAGTACGATGAGGGTGGGGACCCGTCAAGCGTAACGCTTTCATCTGACGCTCCTTCCAAGACCGTGACGGTAACACGTCAGATTCCCGCCTTTTCAGGAGAGATTTTTAACGTGCCCACAGAAATACCTTACGGAACGCTTTCCATCGCTCCCGAGGCAAAGGTGTTTCTTAACGGTGTCGGTGAGATTAGCAACTGGGAGAATGTGATTTTCCCGATTTGGTATATAGCCACAAACGTATCGAGCGGAAACCCCACAAGCAAGACGCAGGTAGCCGAAGGTGTCACACCGAAAATTCCTACCACGAAATTCTCGGAAACATACGGGGCGATTCTGAGCCTTGACTTGACAGACAGAGGCCCGCTTTGCGCTGCGGTGGATTCGGATGGAAATGTTTTTACGGATTCCGATGGCAAGATTTTTGTATTCAACTAATGAAGGCAGATTACTAACTATTAATGAAGGCAGATTACTAACTATAAAATTTTAAAGATATGGCATTTTATTTCAAAGGCAACAAAATCGTGTTTAAGAAACTCGGTTGTGTAGAAGGCGACAAGATGCAGACAAAGGATGGTAATTACGTATTCTTTCAGTCTGACGCAGTGAAACTCGCAAGTCTTATCGGATATAACGACTTGTTTGTCAGCATCGCATCCTCATTTGTCAAGTTTATGGATGAAATCGGCGGGCTTATGCTGGATGATTACACCGCAAAGGCAGAGCAGGATGGAACGAGTAGCCTTACGCTCCCCGTAGCGAAAGACCCGAGGTTCATTCTCGAAGGTCAGAAAGAGGCTGAAAGCGAGGAACAAAGCGAAAACGAAACGGTAGAGGAGGAAGAGAACAATGAGTAAATCGTCCGCACAAGCCGAGGTGCAGTTTTATAGACAATCATGCACCTATACCGTGGCGCTTATGAGTATGAGCGGTGACTTATGGCAGGAGTACACGCAAGAAGGTACGAATGTAACCATCACGCCCGACTGGAGCGTAACTGCCAACCAACCGACTATCGAATTCGTATGCGTGTCATCCCGTGTGTCCACTGGAGAGGTGTCCGTATCGTCAAGTAATATCAAGTGGTATTTCAACGATACCGAGATTTCGTTTGGCTCGAACAATATCTCCACTGGAACTTACGCAGGTATTTTCAAAAAAGTGACCACAAGTAACGGTCGCCAAGGTCTGACGATTACCAACAATATAGCCGCAGCCGCAGGATACGCATCGTGCGTCATCAAGGCTGCCGCAACGGTGATAGACGGTTCTGTATCGGATACTATTACGGCTACATACAGCATACCTATTCAACAGTCCAGCGGAAATTCCTATAAGGTGACTATCGCTGCAGGAGATTCGTATAACTGTGTGCTCGGTAATGATAACAATTCGGTAAAGTTGAAAGCCATGACGTATTTTGAAGGTGCGGCAGCGACAGCAACGCTCACCTATCAGTGGTACGAATGGAACGGCTCGGACTGGAAGGCTATCAGCGGCGCTACATCGCAGACGCTTACCGTCTACAAGAACTCAACGGACGGAACACCTTATGTAGATACGTACAAGGAGTTTAAGGTCGTTGTTTCGATCAGCGGTAGCGACCCGATAGGCTCGGACGTACAAGGCGTTATGGACGTCACAGACCCGTATTCCGTCATGCCAAACCCCGACCCCGCAGACCAACGAATCATGGAAGGCAGTGGCGGTAGCGTAACTTACTATCCGACAGTGATTAACCGAAACTCTGGAACGGCGATTTCTCCGCAGCCGAAGTTTAACTTCTACGCAAGAAACGCTGTTGGCGTGACGAAAAAGACCGCATCGAACGTAGCGGTTGACAAGACAAACAAAGTAGGATTTACCATCGATGAAACAGACTGCTCTGACGTAGGCGGCAATATCAGTGTTGTAATGACTACCAATGACTTTTAATTCATAGAATTATGACAGTATCGGGACAAGCGACAGTATTATGGCAGCGGAAGGGTGACACGGGTAGCCGTGGCGCATCCTTCCGTGGTGCGCCCGATTGGGACAATGTGGCGAGTGATTTCTATTTCATGCATGGAGGGGATAACGAGCTTTATTACGATGTAGTTTGGTACGACAGCACATACTGGACACCAAATGGTGTGTCGGGAACGAAATCCACGCTCGGCACGCCTTCTGCTTCCAATACAAAGTGGAAACAGTATGATTATGACGAGTTTATCGCCTCGAAGTCCATTATTACTGACGCTATCAACATGGTAGACAGTGAAACCGGGGAGGTGATATTCTCTGCGGCAGGCGGCGAGGTGAACTGCAAGAGGGGAACTTTCGAGAACGTAACCGTCAGCGGCAAAATCACTGCAGGAACCGCAGGTGGCAGGCGTGTGGAACTCGACCCTGACACGGACGAACTGAACATCTACGATTCTGACGGTTCCGAATGTACCAAGTTCGAGGGGAACGAGCGGACGGAAAGCGAACTTATCCCTTCTACGTCAAGCACTACATTCTCACTGAACTCCACGAATAAGTCAAGGTCATTCACGAGCGCACTTTCACAGTCCACCGAGGCTGGGATAACATCCGCTGGTACGTACCTTTCCAAATCGGGTGCGGTGACTATCGAGGGTTCAATATCCGCATCGCTCGGGTTCTTGAGCATTACGACAGACAATTCAAAGCCGTATGCAGTTCCGAGTGTGCAAGTTTCGGTTATCCTTAGAAAGTACACGGATTCCAACTACACAACCATTGAGAAAAGTATCTATATGGGAAGTATAGGTGATGCTGGCGTGGATGCATACAGCGATAGCCGTACCATATCCGTAAAGCGCATAGTGGACGCAGGCTATTATAAGATATTCGGTGTGTTTATCTGCGAAAAAGGCGGATCGAAAGGGTTTACCGCATCAGGTTCATGGAGCGTTACTTCCGCTACATTTACGAGCGATTCTTGGCAGAGCAGACATTTTAAGAACGGTCTTTGCCTATCAAAGAACAACGAGAATTATTTTCTCGCTCTTCTGAACAGCAGCGGATATATGGATGTGAAAGCGGTTTCCAACGGAAATAAGTTCATAGTAAAGTCGGATGGAATATACGCACAGACGAACGATATGACCGCTGCGGGAAGAGTGCCTATTCTGTGTTTCCATGGGATAGCCAACTACGCATCGGATTCGTATTCTTGGTCTACGTCAAAGTCGGTTTACGGTTCTTTCTCGATAGCGTATTCTTCCAAAGGTGTAGCCGTGATTACCATGTCTTCGAACTATAAGTTCACGCTTGCGAATACGATTTTCAACGTGGTGGCACTCGGAACTATCAGCGGTGGCACGAACCATAATAAGGCCTCTATCAAATCCATTACGACAAATACGAACAACTATATCACTGCGGTAACGGTGTGGCTTGCGGATGATACGTCCACTAACGATGGAAACTTTATATTTGACGTATATAGAATTTAACAAATATTAAAAACAAAATTATGGCAAACGAACAGACGAAAAAGTTCAACTCTGTCAGCGATATTACCTCTCTGACGGACAGCCACAGAATTCTGACGCAGAGCGCAGGGGCCGTAAACGGCATTTCGCTTGCAAATCTGCAGTCAAGTATTCTTGGTGGTCTTACACTTGGCAGATTGATGTCAGGTATCTATATTATGACGCATCGAAAGCGCGATAATTTTCCTATCGCTTGGCGTTGCGAGGATTGGACCGCACAACAGAACGCTGGCGAGGTGGCAGACGGTGTGCTCATCTTCGAGGGTGGAAAGCATCTTGTGGTCGCACCAACAGAGGCGAGCCTTCCATGGTCCAGCACATCGGTAACTGGCGGTGGCGTGATGACCACCGATAGAGTTACCGCTATCAATGACTGGGCGGGAAAGGCGAACACGGCAGCACAGATTACAAAATCTGCTTGTAGCACTGCGGATTATGCGCCAGGCTATTGCGCAGCGTACTCCCGCACGAACGCTAATGGTTATGGCCTGACAGCGGGTAAATGGTGGCAGCCATCGCTGGGTGAACTGTGGATGATTAACGCAAATGTAAACCGCATCAACTACGCACTCTCTCTCATCAGCGGTGCCACGCAACTGAATAAATCTTCGTGGTACTGGAGTTCCACGGAGTGCAATTCCAGCGCCAAGTGGGGTCTGAGTTTCAACGATCAGTACGTGGGCAACTACGCTTACACGGGTGCGGGTCATGTTAGGCCCGTGTCGGCATTTATAAGTTAGCAGTAACCTTGCTTTATATCCTTAAACCTTTCTTAGGCCTCGCCTCTTTAAAAAGGCGAGGCCTTTTTACTGCAAGATTGAATATTAGTTATACTTCGATTACATCATCTTTGCCTCCTTCCTTATTATATTTGTCATCATACTGGGATAGCGTAATGAAAACATCCCCGTTATCCGTTTCCTTAAATTCCATGTATTTGAACTTTCCAGCCACGAGTTGGATAAAGTCTATCAGTTCAGAGTATCCTGAATTGCTTTTTAATAACAATAGATTCATAATGTCCCCTTATATATAAGTATTCAAACAGCCGTTTGTCTATCATTTTCAGATACTTGCACCTTATTGCATATTCGTTGTATTGTCGCAGGAATCCGAGATACGAGTTTATCGACTGAACCGCATGGTTAATGTCCTTTAGCGTGTATGCTTTATTCAGTTTGAATATAGCATCATGGAATCCAGCAACCGTTCTGTTGGCGCAGTATGTGCGAGCAGGCTTTACCACAGCTCCAGTAAACTTCACTCCTTTGCTGTAATGCTGCAGGTAGAACTTCTTCTCGTTGAGTTTTAAGCCTATCTTTGCAAGTTCATCACGTATCCTTGGTATAAATTCGAGCAGTACGTTCTTATCCTTGTGAATCATGTACACGTCATCTACGTATCGTCCGTGATATGGCGTCACCTTGTCTATGAACCAGTCAAAATCGTTCAGATAGAAATTAGCGAAAATCTGCGAGAATAAGTTGCCTATGGCTATACCTTTGCCTTTCGTGTTACGAAACAATGTCTTATGGTCGGGCAAAGCGTCAAAGAGTTCCTGCTTACTGTGTTTTTCGCAGTTGAGTTGCGGTTCATGCTCGATTACAGTGCGACACAAAAACCGCAAATCCTCTTTGTCGCTACCTTCGTACATACTGACTACAAAATCGTCTATTTTCTTGGCCATTGTCGCCTTGTCGATACTCATAAAGAAACCCTGCAAATCAAGTTTCAGAATATAGCAATCTTTTGTATAATCGCACGAGCAGGCGGCAAGGTCTTTCTCGAGGCGTTTTACGCCATAGAGTTGCCCCTTACCCTTCCTGCAGTTGAACGTGCGGTCGGAGAACACTTGCTCGAATAAAGGCTCCAGTCTTAAAGCGATAAAGTGATGAATCACTCTGTCACGGAAATTGGCGGCGAACACCTCACGAAGCCGAGGGCGTGTAACCACAAAACAGATTGAATTGGTTGGATAATAAGTCCTTCTGTTCACACTTTCGGTCAGATCCACAACCTCGTGCATCCAATTAAGCGAGAACATCATCGCTGAGTTTGTACCCCTCTTGCGTCTTAGGCAATCGTGGTACGCATCAATCATATCTTCTATCTCAATCATAATCTATACATTTTTCGTTCCTCTATAAAATAGTGCCGACACGGGCCTAACATGATTCGTATTCGTGTAATTGTTGTTGTTCATGTTCTGATTGTTGAAATTCAGATTCCACTTGTTGTTGGAATTGTACTCCGACAACGGCTTGTTATCTTTCTCTTCGGTTTAAATGAAACCACAAGCCCCATTTATCTATCGAGAAACGCTTTCACGCCAATCGCACCTACCCGAGGTCAATCGCACGTGTTTTACTTTCACCTTCTACTACGTTAAAACGTCCAATGAAGGTATTCCTCAATGCCACGCTCTGCTTTGTTATTCCGTCCAGCAGCCTCACGAGGCGTGCCGCCTTATTCCTGCTGTTAATCCATCCCTTTTCCACCGATATGGTGATTAACACATTGAGCGATTCAATGTCTGCAACAAGACAGTCCATGTATCCTATGCAGCCAGCATCCCTTGTCAGATACGCACGTCCAAAGTATCTGACCATACTTATTGACAGCTCCTGCATCTTTGCGCCCACTACGTATCTATGCGACTTCGGAAAGTTATCCGAAACGGCTACGACCAGTTCGAGCAATGTTTTCAAATCGTTGAACAGCCTTGTATTATTCAGTTGCTTTCCCATTTTCTATATAAAAATTATTGATTCTTAAAAATCGGCGCAAAATTAATAAAAATAGCAATATAAAAGTTAATTAAGACGAAAAAATCTTGTAATATTTGGGATTTACGCACAGATTAGGTATTTTAGCGGAGTATTAACAAATAAATCCTATAAATTATGTCAAACTCAAAATCCACAAGCAAGACTAAGGGCGGAAACAAGAAGGGGGTCTATCGCACGAAGGCGAGAATCACCGCCCACTTGAAGGTCAAGGCCAACGGACAACCGAGAAGAAAAGGTTGGTAATCTAAGGCGTGTAGCGGATATTTTACGGAAAACGACCCTCGCCGTGAAGATAATCCCGTTTGTTTACTCTTTTCTTACTTCGGTATGTGTCATCGCATACCTGCTCGTATCGGATTCCGCCTGCTACTGGCTTGATACGATGTTCTATATCTCTCCATTTACGATTTTCATCATGTTCTTGTTATCATACTCGCTTAAACTCTGCAGGTGGCATAGGCTTGAATGTTCATTGCCGCTTGTTCCGTCTTTGGTGGGCGTGATGGATGCGTATATAGACCTCGGAGAGAATACGGTTTTTATATCCTGCGTGACTGTCGCAGTGATTGTTATTCTGTCGATTATCAATGGCATAAAGATATTTTTAAGATGACGGGTGTAGAGGTAATGAAACGCAGATTGATTGCGCTTTGCGATTTCTTCAAGTATCAGTTGGAGAATGACAAGTGTACTGCGGAGGAAATAAAGAGCGTCTGCAAGATGGCCGAGAGCAATTTAGAGGTGGACGCTACGGTAAAGGATATGGCGGATTTCTTCGGTCAGTCCGAACAGAATGTGAACAACGTGATTCACAGACACTATGGCGACAAGCCGAAAAGACGGGTCTATCACAACTTGAACTGGGTACTGACGCAGGCACCGAGTAAGTGGTTGTCGCTGTAAACGGGGCTTAAATACGAGAGAGGGGGTACGAAACGATTTCGTTTCATATCCCCTCTCTGCGTGCTTAGCGAGAACTTCTACGCCGCAAAAGTAATGCTTTTCGGCAAGGTAAACAAGAAAAACACTGAAAATCACACACGGATAAGAGAAAAGACAATAACTTCCAACCCACGCTGCTTTGTGGTAACTTTGCAAAGACAACGAGGGAAAACGCTCGCTTGTCGGCAAGGCGAATATTTCCCTTGCTAACCAAATTTTTTCAGTCATGGAAAGTAACTATCTTACAACTGGCGATTTTGCCATGTGGGAAAATCGTGACCACGGTTGCCACAACCGTGGCGTGGCGGCTACTGGCTTGGCACTGGGTGCTTCGGGCCTTGCGGTGGCTTTGTTCGGTGGGGCCGCTCTTTGGGCAGGTCTGAACTCTGCGGGCAAGGCTCGCTCCGAGGGTGCGTACAACACGATGAACGCACAAGCCAAGGCAAATGCGGATCTCGTGGCATTGCTGGCAAGCCGTGTGACCGAGGAAAGCAACCGTGCCAACACCATCAACATTGATGTGGCGCAGACCCTGCGCAATCTGACGGGTGCAACCGCTACTGGCGGTCAGTCATCTGCCCAGTCGCAGGCTTTGGCGACAGCCGAGGCACTGGCTCTGTTGAACGGTGGCAGCACCAACCCTCTGTCGAGCGTAATCCAGCAAAATTGCGCTTTGCGTGTGCAGCGTGTCAGTGAGCAGAATTGCGGATGCTGCGGTAACTAAACCTTCTTTCGGGAGTGGGCTGCGAAGTCCGCTCCCGTTTTCGACAAAGAGAGTTTTATGTGGTTTAAACGCAAAATAGATTTGAAAATGGTGAATCC